CATCAGGCTCGCCCCGAAAATAGTGAAGCCTCCCGAGGGGGAAAGGGTGGGCGATCCCCCGGGAGACTTCCGGTCCAAGAGTCCCCGCCTGGGTAGGGAGGGGCAGGATCGGGCAACCCTTGGTTCGACAGCCCAGCAGGGACTCGGGGTCAACCTGCTGTAGTGGGCCGTCGATAACTTCGACCACGCACGTGGTTGAGGTAGAGCCAAGGTATTCATTTGCCTGGTCATGATGCAATCAATCTCGCACCGTTTTGTCTGGACCCATTACACGGTTCCGGTCACTCCGCAGGCCTCGGACGATGTTCAGCAGCTCCTGAAGCTTCCGGTGAAGCAGATCGAACTCGCCCGTTCCACAGGTGCGGACCTCGGCGCTCTCGTGGGCGCAGGGTCGTGTAATGGGCGGTGCCCACCGGCAGTCGCAACCAGCCAACACACAGCCGACCTCCCCACCGGACATGCGGGCGAGGTGGTTGCCCCAGTAGTGGCTGCAGTAGCTGCACCGATCAAATACGGTGCGGGTGTCGTGGTCGGCCTCCTCCTCTTCCTCGTACCCGGCCGCGTCCCGGAGGTAATCCGCCATCGCGCACCACTCACACTGCACCGCGAGCCATTCGTCTTCCGAGACTTGCTCCGCGCAAACGACCCCATCGGTGCAGCCCTCCGGACACGGGACCGCCGATACCGCTTCGGCCGCCCACAAGAGCGCGTGCAACTGTGGGACGTCCAGTAGCCGTACGGGAATTGTTGTGATCGCCATCAGTCGAACGTCTCGATGATGCACTCACCCGATACCTCGGTAAGCCGGCCGGTCTCCATCGACTTGAACTGGTAGCCGTCACTGTCCACCGGGGACGTGACCTTCCCGGTCGAGGTGCCCTCGTAGATCACGACACCGCCCGAATAACACTTAATCGAATGGCTCTCGCCGTAGGCCGCAATCTTGGCCGTAAAGGTGTCGGCACAGGCCAGAGTCCCGAGCGCGAGAATGATGACAGCAACTACGATGCGTAACTTCATATTTCCTCTCCTCAATTAACCAGCGGGATACCGAAACGCTCTCGGTCCACCCACCGGCATAGGGGTTGCCCGAAATCGGACAGGTAATGGATCGCGTGACCGCGGCGCGCCTCCCACTTGGATTTGAACGGCTCTGGCTGGTACCGCGCGTAGTAGTCGCAGGTCGCCTCCCATTCGACGATCGAGATCGCCTTCCCGTAGTGGCGGACGCAGCCGTCGTAGCCGGCCACGAAGGTGCGGCAACTCGGCTGCATCTCCGGGATACGGTCGTGGAACTTTGGGTACCGATGCTCCCCTTCTGGGTCTGGTTGACTGACTCGGAACAGCATCGGGATGTCGCGGTACTCGGGGCCGATCCAGCCGCGGCACTTCCACCCATAGGTCCGCCACTCGTCGGGGCGCCCCTCTGGAATCTCCCAGGTGCCGAAGCCGTCGATATCTTCTGGGGTGATGTAGAAATCGAACAGCCGGAACGATACGGCGTCCCAGCTGCTGTAGTCGAACGACTCGAAGTCGAACTCGATATGCTCGTCGGCGTCGAAGTACAGGATCCATTCGGCACCTGACTCGATGGCGGCGTCACAAGGTTGCTGCCGGCCCCACCCCTCGAACGCCCGCCGCTTGCCTGGATCGGTTTCGAGCGTCGGAACCTCGATCATGTGCCGGACGTCCGGACTGGCGATCAAGATCTCCGGGGTGGCATCGGTCGAGGCCTCGTCGAGAGCGAAGATGCCGTGGGTGCAGATTTTGCTGTAGTAGTCGAGCGTGTCCAGGAGGATGTGCTCTTCGTTTCGGACTCGAGTCACGCCAGCGATCTTGGGATAGCTCATCACAGCTCCCCTCCCGCGATCTCACGCAGTTGCGTGTGCGTGACGCGCCCGAGGGCGAACATCAGAAACCGCCGGGTCGTAGCCACGGGGCGCTCCTCGCACTGGTACGTTGGCGTCCAGATGCGGGGATCGAGGATCACCGCGAGATTCCAATTGGCGGTCGAGGTCGTGACCGAGATCCCAAGGGCGAGAATCACAGGCAGGCCTCCGCCTCGGGCGGTCGGCCGAGCCACACGGTTTCCGTGTCGCCGCACTTCGTGCAGCACTTGATCGACTGGTACCACGGAACACCCGCGGGGCACATCACAAGAACAGGCGGGGTCATCTGGTAGTCATGTGAGCCAAATGTTCCCCGGAGAAAAATTCCCTGCCGAAGACAGCTCACAACCCGGCCTCCAGGTAACGTCGGGCAGCCTGCAGTGCTAGCAGAATTTTCATCGGTCTCCCCCTCCCGCCACGCCCTCACGTGGCTATGTCGAAATCCCTCACGGTTGAGTAGCTGTCGGCCCACACGAGGTGCCAGTCCCGCACCTGGCAGTGGTCCAACATGTCGTCCGGCGACACCAGGTTGGGCAATTCACCGAACCGATAATTCAATACCCTCTTGTACACGTACGCGACGAGCCAACTGCAGATTGGGTAGTCATCCAGGCGCGCGAGTCGACGGAACACGTAGCGGTCTTTGACGAGCAAATGATCGAGCGCGTGCACGATGATTTTCAGGTACCCGTACCTGTGCTTGAGGTATTTGATAGCCTGCTCGCGCATCACCACGCGCTCCGACGACAACAGTCCGTGCGGGAGCCGAATTACCATCACGTCAGCCTCGCCCCGATAGGAATCGATGCGCCGAATCACGACCGTTCGGAGCGCCTCGATGAGAGACTGGCGCTCGGGATCCAGCACCATCCCAACATGTGATGCGAACGTGGGAGCCTCGCCGACCGACCGGCTGAACCAGCAGATGAGCCGAGAGATCCGACCCCGGCCCCGCACGAATACGAGATCACCGGTCTCGAACTCAACTCGGTCGATTCGATCCCACCCGACCGGAATGCGTGAGGTGAGGGAAAACTGAAGCGGGATGCCCGGGAGCCCAACCATCACTCGGCCACCTCGAGCCCAACGAGCCCCCGGATCCGCGGGATCTTGTCGGAGCGACAAAGGGGCGTCGGGAGCCTGGTTCCGGTATGGGCCTTATGCCACGCGGTCGCGGCAGGCTGATGGCCGCACACGAGACATTCCTCCCAACCGAGGATCTTGCGGTGGCGACGGAAGCGACGGATGACGTACGTGTGGCCGAGACGTCGGCAGATGAATCGTCGGAAGTACGTCACGACTCCCCCTCCTGTGCGCGACCCGTCGGACCCTCATCCGACTGACGCGAAAGAGAACTTGCGTTGCGTGTTCAGGCAGCATGCGTGATGTGACCGGTTAGGTCAAGCAACTCCGCACCCGAACCAAAACTGTATGGAGGTGGCCGGGAACCTCGATCGCTTGGATGGCTGACGAGATTCCCGGCGCCAGAGGATCCATACGAACTCAACGTAGCATAGATGAGTTCGCCGGACCTAATCATACCCACAAAAGAGAAGGCCGCGAGGAAAGGAGGGGGAACCTCGCAAAACCTCGCGGCCAAACTCGTCGGGTATCCGGCTACTGCGTTCACCTACCGACTGAGGGGAAGGAGGAGAACTCGGTGTACCCGAGCAACACTATGACACAAGACTACGGAGGCAGTCAATTCCTGTGGGCCGGGTAGGACTTCATTGCTTCGAACCATAGGCCCCCGTCACAATTCAGGAATCTATCACCCTGAGGGGAAGGAAGACACCAGATGCCCGAGCCACACGTATTCCGTCTGCAGTTGATCGCGACACCCGGGGAGCAGGAAGGCGACCTCGAGGCCGTACTCCTGGTGGAGCTGCCGCCAGGGGAGTTTGACCCGCTGGACTACCTAGCGTTCCTGCACGCAGGCCAAAACAAGACCGGGGCGCTGTTCGAGGAAGAGCTCGGCAGGGTTGCAACCACGTACGCTGAACTCCAGGGCCTGACGGTCGAGCAGGCGCGCATTGAACTGCTTGACGTTGTGTGCAATGAGGCAGGTCTTGCGCTGGGAGCCGGCGGCAAGGAAGAGCAGAGGATTATTCTTGCCGATTAGGCGGCTGGAAACAAAATTGAATAGAACGCTCTTTAGTCTACTACAAAGGTCCCATAAGATTATTCATGGGGGGTTATGTTTATTCTTCTCTCTAAAACCTCTTGATCATGCTTTCAATTCTTATTTTCTACCTGTACTTGAATACTAAACTTGGAACGGTTCTTTCGTAGCTTGAAACTTATGTACTTAAAGGTCGGGGATTCGGCGAGGGGTGAATCGACACGATTGGGCACGGGACCTGGGGTTGTGCTACATTGATTTTGGTCATCGGGAGATGCGGTGCAACTGCTCTTCCGCTCGGCTGCGTGCTCCTTCGGTCAGGAGGTGGGGCGCGCAGGCTCTATGGGGACGTTGTATCGGGGTAGGTTTGAGTGCTCGATGCGGCGTCCTTTGCTCGGGGGGTAAACAGGATACCGGGACCCGAAAAAGATGTTTTGCACGTACGACTGAGGGGAAGGAGGGCCAGATCGATGAAGCGTCTGATCCGATTCATCCGGCTGGTCTGCGGGGCCGGCATCCGGAACGCCTGGAGGCTCTCGAGGTATCCGGAGCCAATACCGTTCGACTGACACTGTCTCGCGACTGAGGGGTCGCGGGCCAAAGGAGGGGGAATGCAGATCCCTGGGGCAGTAACATGAAGGCTGAGTTCCTGACGGTCCAGGAGCTCGCGGACGTCTTCGGCGTCCACTACCAAACCGCCTGGCATTGGGTGCACGACGGGAAGGTCCCGAGCGTCCGTATCGGTTCCCGCGCCCGAATTCCCCGCCAGTGGGTAGAGGAGGTAAAGAGTGCCGCGATCGAAGCAACCGTTTCACCCGCGAGCGACGAAGCTGGGGAGCGGAAAGTGGGTAGTGGACTGCCGAGCCTGGCGCAACTTTTTACGTTCGTGGGGTTGCCCCGTGCGGCCCGAGTTCTGGACCGAGGAGGCGGCGCTCCATCGGGTGCGTGAGCTCGATGCCTACTATCTGATGGGTGGACCTCCGGTCCTTCAGGAACGTGTTTCGCTGACGGAGCTGCGGGATTTGTTTCTGGCCTCGCGGCAAGCGGACGGGCTCTCGTGGCAAACGATTTTGAAATACCAGCGTGAGACCGAGACGTTTGTCGGTTACGCCAAGACGCGTGGGTGGCGGTACGTGGACCAGATCAACACATCGCAGTTCACTCAGTTTAAGGTCAACCAGGTGGCGCTCGGGCTAGCCCTCCGGACGGTCTATCTGCAGTGCAGTATCGTTCGGGCGTTCTTCAGCTTTGCGGAGCAGATGGGTTATGTTACGACTAACCCGGTCAAGGGCGCGATGCCAGCTCGCTCGACCGAGCAGGCGAATCGATCGTTGACCGACGAAGAGCGCACCACCATCTGGGAGTTCGGTGGGATCCGTAGTCCGGTGTGGCGTCTCATGCTCGCGACCGGATGCCGTCGCTCCGAATTGTGCAAGCTCGCCTCGGCGTCGTTCGAGTTCACCGCGATCCCGCATCCGTTCGTCCGACTCAACGGCAAGGGGAAGGTACGTAACTTTCCGCTGTCGCCCGGGACGGTCGACCTTGCCCACGAGTTCATCGCGGTCGCCCCGACGCTACGCGGCCCGAGTGCTCATCCGATCGCGGCAGACTCCGTGTGGGCCCCGGAGTATTCCAACACGTTGCTCGGGATCCTACCGATAGCGCTCAGCGGGTGGTGGCTCGCCGACCGGGGCGTGATGGGGTTGGCGGACGATGTTGTGATGCACACACTGCGGCATGACTTCGCAACGTCGGTGGTGGCGCGGTCAGGTGTTCGGGCGGCGCAGCAGCTCTTGGGTCACGCGGACATCCGGACGACCGTGCAGTACGACCACACTTCAGACGATATATTGCTGGCGGCGGTCAGTGAATATGGCGCATTCTTGTCAGCGCGGAAAACAGCGAACTCGTAAGTGTCGACGATAAAGAGGAAAATGCTTGCGCACGATGGTACTACTGATTTTGGTCGCAGCGTTGACGACGTTGGTCGGCAATCGGCGCAAACCCTTGTCCCCGTTGGGTCAGCGGGAAATCACCTTGCGGCCCCGTAACCATCATTTTTAGTCCGCTTTAGCCTAATTCACCCGGGTTACTGGCGCATTCTTGTCAGTGGCGCGGCCAGAACTACCCACCGACTGAGGGGTCGGGGATAAAGGAGAGGGGAACCAATGATCATCTATCTCGCTGGCGGGATGCACTCCGGCTGGCAGGACCGCGTCATGGCCGCGGTCCCGGACCACAGCTATATCAACCCCGCGCAACACGGGCTCAAGCCGCCGGCCCAGTACGCCTTCTGGGACATGCTCGGCATCCAACACGCCGACCTGATCTTCGCCTACGTCGAGCAGGACAACCCGTCGGGTATCGGGGCCGCGTTCGAGATCGGTTACGGACTCGGGCTGGGCAAGCGGGTCATTCTGGTGGACCGCAAGTCGCTCCGGGATGAGTCGTTCCAGAAGTACGCCGCCATCATACAGCACGCCGGGCCGATCGTACTTGAGACTCTCAACGATGGGATCACGATGCTGGAATCCATCGCGCGGCTCGCCGCAATGGTTCGGTGGTCTCCGGGCGACACCCAGAAGGCGATCGACGCTTTTACCCCGGGGGCGGCTTTTGGGGCTCGGGGAGAAGTTGATTGCACCGACCCCGATCCGGAGTCCACGGTAGGGGGCGATCAGCGATGAAGGCTTACGAGATGCGGCGACTCAAACTCGAAGAGCAGAAGGTCGAGCATCTCAAGCGTCTCGCCGACAGCCTACGGTACATTGAGGAGTTCGTAGGCGGGGGGTTCTACGTGACTGAAGCTAGTGGCGGAAACCGTCACCGGTTTTTCGTGGAGCCGAAGCGCAGCTGAGGAGGGGGAACCTTGAATATCATCGAGCGTCTGCTCGGCAGTAAGGATGAGGTCATGCGGAAGGTCGGTCGCGACCTGCTCCGCGCCTGGAAGCCGCCCAAGATCCACCGGCATAACGGCCGTGAGAAGGCCACTCTACCCAAGCGTCTGTCGAGCGGGGAACGCCGACGCAAGAGGCGCGTAGTCGCTGCCTCCCGACGCCACAACCGAAAGAGGCCCGTCCGCAGGCATCGAATGCGGGTTCACACCAGCAAGTAGCGCGTTCAAATCCGACTGAGGGGAAGGAGGGCTGGTCCTATGGGCCGGTTTGTAGACAAGAGTAATCCACCCGACTACCGCACCATCTCGTACGGCGGTGGCGTCCAGTCAACCGCCATGATCGCGCTCAGTGTCCTGGGGGAGATCGAGCCGGCTGCCGATTGCGCGATCTTCGCCGACACCGGCTGGGAGCCCGCGCCGGTCTACGAGACCGTCAGGTGGATGACCGAGTGGGCGGCCGAGCGAGGCTTCACGATCCATACGGTTTCGGTCGGGAACATCCGCGACGACTTCCTGCACGCGACCCGGTTCGCTGCGATCCCGTTCTTCACCAAGCACCCTGACAAGAAGCGCGAGGGACGACTCCGTCGGCAGTGCACCCGCGAGTACAAGATCGATCCGATCTGTCGGAAGATCCGCGAGCTCCTCGGGTACAAAAAGTACGCGAAGACTAAGCACCTCGTCGAGACCTGGCTCGGCATTTCGACCGATGAGGTCTTTCGGATCAAGCAGTCGCGACTGCCTTGGCAGATCAACCGCCATCCGCTGATCGAGCTCAGCATGTCGCGCCAGGATTGTATCGATTGGCTCGCCGACAACGACTTCCCGCCCGTCATGAAGTCCAGCTGCATCGGCTGCCCCTACCACAACAATGCCTTCTGGCGCTACATGAAGACCGACTGGCCGGAGGACTGGGAGGACGTCTGCAGCTTCGACGAAGCGATTCGTGACTTCGACAAGCGCCGGCGTGGTGGGGTGGAGTCGAAGCTCTACATCCACCGGAGCTGCCAGCCGCTTCGCGATCTCGATCTATCCGAGGAGAACCTCGATCTCGAGGGGGAAGAGTGTTCGGGCTATTGCTTCGTGTGAGGCCGTTATGGGGCTGAAGGTTAAGGCGTTCGACATCGCGCTCAAGCGTGCCGTGGAGCATGACGGGGGCACCGGTGTACTGGGGGGTTGCGACCTCGCGGGGGTGTTCCGCCGCGCCCCGTCGACTCGGGAAGTCGTGCGTGAAGTCAAAACCCACACGATCGAGACCCTGACGGCATGGCTCCACCGGGGGGTGCTGGCGAGCAAGCTGTTGTCGGGTCAGTACTGCACCACGATGGGGGTGGCTCGTTCGGAAGAGCGGTGTCGCGCGCTCGAGAATGGCGTCGGGGATCGGCTGCTCGCGAAGGTGGAGCGCTCCCCTGAGGGGTGTTGGATCTGGGCCGGCCACGCCGGTCGGGGTCACACGTGCCCGCAGCCAAAGCTGGGACTCGGCGGTACCTCGGTTTCGGCCCGGCGTGCCGCGGTTGAGCTCACCTACGGAGCGGTTCCGGACGGCATTCAGATCTTCAACATCTGCGGGGACCAGCTATGTCTGGCCCCGGAGCACCAGGGGGCTCGACCGCAGCGGTGGAACGTGCAGCAGGTCGGTCATCCTAGCGGCATCCACTGTGGAAACGCCCGCATCAACTTCGAAATCGCGCAGGAGATCCGTGAGGCGTACACGACGCAACCACGTCGCGTCCGGGGTGGCCGGGGGGTTTCGCTGGTCGAGCTTGCTGCACAACACGACATTTCAATTTCGACGGTACGCCAGGTCCTGACGGGACGGACGTGGCGCCGGCCGGATGAAGGAGGGGGAGCATGAAGATTATTGAGCGCGTGGAGGTCCCGACGGGGGACATCCTGGTGGTTCAGGGCGACTACGGTTCACTCGAGCTGTTGTCCCTGGGGGACTACGGGAAGGGCGTCAACGTCAAGTGTGACGCGATGGGGTTGACGCGCCCGCTCGGTACGGTGCAGCACACCGATCTGTTGCCGCTTTACCAGAAGTGGGTCATCACGATCTCGACCCAGTACGGCTGCTCGATGGGTTGCAATTTCTGCGACGTACCCAAGGTGGGGCCGGGGAAGAACGCCACCCTGAACGACATGATCCGGCAGGTGCAGATGGGGCTGGCGCTCCACCCGGAGGTCCCGTGGAGCGACCGGCTGAATATTCACTTTGCCCGGATGGGGGAACCGACTTGGAACCCCCATGTTCTCAACGCGGCCTGTTGGTTCTACGACCACCTCTGGCCGGCGTACCGAGTTCATCCGGTGGTCTCCACGATGATGCCGCGCCACAACGTCTATCTGCGCGACTTCCTGCAGCGTTGGCTGGAGGTAGTCAAGAACGACATCTACCGGGGCAACGCGGGGCTGCAGCTGAGTATCAACTCGACGTCGGAGACCGAGCGTGTCGACATGTTCAACGGCAACGCACTATCGCTCGCCGATATCGGTCAGATGCTGGAGGGGTTGGCGGACCCGCTCGGGCGGAAGATCACGCTCAACTTCGCGCTCGCCGGGTACGAGATCGATCCGTATGTGCTGCGGCGCTACTTCGATCCCGCCCACTACCTGATCAAGCTCACCCCGATGCACCGCACCGATGCGGCGCTGGGCAACGGGATCGAGACCGAGGGCGACTACACCACGTTCGAGCCCTACCGATGGACCGAGGAGCGGCTGGTTGAACACGGCTACGACGTTCTGGTCTTCATCGCTTCTCGCGAGGAGGATGAGGGGCGGATCACCTGTGGGAACGCGCTGCTCTCGGGCACACGTCCCTTTGATTTGACCGAAGGAGGGGGAGCATGAAGATCGCACATTGTTCAGACGTACACCTGGGGTTCGGGCGGTTCGGTGGTGCCCGGAGCGCCCGCCGCAAGGAGGACGTGATCAACTGCTTCCTCGCGGCGGTCGACACGATCATCGATCGGGGCTGTCGGGTGGCTCTGTTTCCGGGCGACTTTTTCGACAGCCCTGACCCCGATAACGAAACCCTACTCGCGGCTATTACGGGCATCACCCGTCTGACCCGCGAGGGGATCTCGGTACGGATTATTTCCGGCCAGCACGATACGCCCAAGTCTGAACGGTGTCATATCTTCGCCGCGCTGCAGGCCACGGATTCAACCGGTCGGCTGCAGATGATGCACGCCGGCGAGTTCACCGAGGACATCGACGGCTTCCGTTTCGTCTACCAGGGCTGGGACAACATCCCGCTCGACTGGGCCGCGCTCCCTGAGGGCGACTTCCTGGTGGTGCACGCGCCCTACCCGCCAGCGATTTTCAGTGACCGACATCCGCGGGCTATCTACGAGGGCATCCCGGACAACTGGTCCTACCTGGCGCTCGGCGACTGGCATGAGCGTAAGGAGATCATGCCCGGCGCCTGGTACAGCGGCGGCCTCGAGCGGCTCAATTTTGGTGAGCAGGGCTCGGACTGCGGAATCCTGGTCATCGACACCGATACCGGCGAGGTGACGCCCTGGGATTCTCCGGCCCGCGAGCTCATCACGATCGACTTCGACCTCGATACCTGGGACCGCCCGGAGGAAAAGCTGCGGGAGGTGCTGGAGGGGTTTGAGTCGGCTGCGATTCGGCTCCGGATGGCAGGAGATCCGACCCGGATCGATCCGAAGTGTCTCGATTTCCACCCGCTGATCCAGCGGGAGTTTCTTGGTCGCCCCGACGTGGCAGCCCAGGTCAACCTGGGCACCGCAGAGGTCGCGACCTCCTGGGAGGAATTTTGCAACCGGCAGAAGCTATCTCCTCAGGTGTTCCGGTACGGCCGCCACTTTTTGAGGGAGATTGGACGATGACTAACGATTTCGAGTTCAAACCAATCCCTCTCAGTGAATTCTTGGGTGACGGCCCTTCGCTTTCGCCTCCGGTGCACCGGTGCGAAGCCTGCGGGCGCCCGGCGCTCTGCTGCGAAGAAGCTTTTCGGCCGGGTGTGTTGAGTTGTGAGGTCAACCAGTTCGTTAGTGCCACGGCTACCGTTGCCACCTTGCTGTCCGCACTGCGACGCCGCACGAAGGAGCTTGGACGATGAGCGCGCAACTGCGGTCTGTGGCGATTAAAAATTTCAAGGTTCACGAGGATCTTTCGCTGGAGTTTGGTCTCGGCACCACCGTGCTGGTTGGACCGAACGGCGCCGGCAAGACCTCGATCGCTGAGGCGATCGCGTGGTGCCTCTGGGGGGCACAGGGGGTGCAGGCGAAGCAACAGAAACGCCTGATCCGATACGGCGCGGAGAAGTGTCGGGTCGAGGTTGTGATCGCGCTTGACGGGCTTGACCATCTGTTCGTCCGGGAGCTATTGCAGTCCGGCGGGAGTAAGGCCTGGGTCGAGACCGCCACCGACACGTTGGCCGACAGCTCGTCTGGCGTTCAGCAGTATCTGGAGTCGCTCGGGCTTGATCTGGAGGGCTTCTCGGTCCAGTACGCCGCCCAGAAGGAGTTGGACTATTTTGTGTTCGCCATCCCGTCGGTGCGGAAGAAGCTGGTGGCTTCGCTGTTCCGTCTCGAGGACTTGGACGGCGTCATCAAGGCGGTTCGGATGGTGCACGCGGATTATGCCCAACAGTGTCTGCAGGCTCCGACGGCTGAGATGGTGGAGGGGTACGCCACCCTCACCACGGATGCGCTCGATGAGCTGGACGGACTGAAGGTCGCGGCCGCAGCGGTGGAGGTAGACAAGACCCATCAGGCAGCGAAGGTGGAGGAGCTTCGCGCCGCATTCTCCGGTGACGCGGTACGGGAACGCACGGCCCTGGAGGCTGACGTGATCCGGTTCGCTGATATCGTCGAGGAGTGCGAGATGCTGGCCGCCGGGATCGTGGCACCGGAGGTGCCGGATCCGCAGGACTTGCCGAGCCTGGAAGAGATCGATACCAGGCTCGCCGAGGCCAACGAGGAAGCGCGCGCGTGTGTGTTGGGGTCCACGGCCCTTTCAGGTCAGCGGGACTTTCTCGCCGAGAACCGCGATGCACTTGACGGAGGAAAGTGTCCTCTGTGCCTCCGGGGCATTCGCAACAAGGCTGCGGCTCTGGAGGCTGTTGATGCCGAACTCGGTACGCTGACAGACGAGTGCGCCGCAGCCCAAGTGGCCGCGGAGGAGGCGAATCGCGCGGCTTACGACCTGGCGATGGAACGAGAGCAGGTCGTTGCCGAGCTTCAGGCCGCGGATCGTGCTGAGTCGGAAGCGGCGTCCGCCACGGCTCGCAAGAAGGAGCTGGAGGAGAAGCGGGATCGCTACAAGGTGAAGCTCGCTGAGGTGGCCACGGCGCTGGAGCAGTTGCCGGAGGTGGACGACACCGCCGAGCGTGACCTCAGGGCCGAGGAGCGCCAGCTGGATTCAACCACGCAAGCCCACGGGCTTGCCCTGGGACGGGTCACGGTGGCCGACCGGGCCGTCGACGAGGCTGCCTTCAAGCTGGACAAGGCCGAGAAGGAACTCAGGAAGGCGGATCGGCTCCGGGTCAAACGCGACACCATGGAGACGCTCACGAAGGCCCTGCCGGACTTCCGAGACAGCGTCATGGCGGCGTCGCTCGGGTGGGTTGCGGACCGGGCCACGCGTCTGCTCTACGGGGCGGCCGGCCGCGACTGGCGTCTCACAGTCAACGAAGATCTGGAGTTCCATATCAACGGCAATCCGCTTGCCGATTTCTCGACCGGGCAAGTCGACACGGTGTGTGTCTGCCTCCGGATCGCGATCGCTGAGTACCTGTCGAAGCGGATTGGCTTCGGCAATCTCATGATCCTTGACGGGGTCCTGGACCGCATCGACGAAGACAACCGTGATGCGCTCGGGATGTTGCTCGGCGAGATTAACGTCGACCAGGTTCTGGTGCTCAGCCATTTCGATATCGGAATCCTGGACGGCGAACGGATTGAGATCGGGAAGGTGGAGGAGGTTCGATGAAGACTCTGTGGGTATGCCGGCGACTTCGAGTTCTCTGGTACGACTATCACAATTTTCGACTGGTTCCGTTTCGCCTCTCTCGCTGGCGGGCGCTTTCGGTGGCCGTGTCGTTCCCGAGCGCGACTGATGTCTGGGACCTTAGCGTACTTGAGTTTTTAAAAGGGAAAATTCGATGAAGCTCTGCACCGCCTGCGGGCATGACCGTCGTGTGCACGACGATTTATTTGGGTGCTTTTGCCGGGTTGTAGTTACTCGAGATCAGCGGCTTACCAAGGGGTGTAGCTGCCGACAAAAGCGAAGCGCCTCGAAAGGCTGGAAGGTGGAGGAGGTTCGATGAAGCTCGATCAGAAGAAGCTTGAAGCTCGAACCCTGCAGATTATCCGCAGGCTGAAGCACAAGGAGAGGCCCTGCCGCTTTGACCTGCCCACGAGTATTGGGTCAACGCAAATTCGAGGTCTGATTCAGGCGTTGTGTGAGCAGATCAACGGCGAGGATTCTGATGGTTGACGCGACGCCCACCAAGCCATTCTGCTATCGGGAGCCGGAATGGTTCTACCGGACCGACGCCTGTATCGGGTGTGCTTATCGGCTGCCTTGCGCGGTGGGTGCTGGGGTCTCTGCAGACAGGCCTCGCAAGATGTTCGTGGAGTCCATCGCTCGAGCCAACATTCCTCGGGCTGACGCTATCGAGGCCATCCAGAAGGCCTACGACGTTACCCACAACGCAGCCCGCAAGCAGTACGATCGCTGGCGCGAGAAACTTGGGAGGCCCCAATGATTCGACTGCAGGTTGAGGCCTCGTGGGTGACGGCTCCGGGCTGTCCTCGCGAGGTCGCGAAGCTGATCAAGGACCAGTGTAAGGCCCGCGACCCGCAGGCGTTCTTCACCGGTGGTGCCTCGCATTTCCACTTGTGGCGGATCAGGGAGAAGGAGCTCCAGTTCCCCACCGGGCTGCTGTGGGACGTGGTGCAGCAGCTCGATGCGGTCGGGATCGAATACGAGATCGACCCCCATCTCGGCTACGTGGTGGATCCGGAGCTGGTGGTGCCGGACGGTATTGAGCTTCGTGATTACCAGGAGGAGGCGGTCAAGGTCGCGCTCCGGGAGGGTCGGGGAATTCTTGGGCTCGCGACGAATTCGGGAAAATCGATTATCGCCGCCGCGCTGGTGCAATCCTTTGCGAGTCACGACTGTGTCGCGGTCCCGACGATCGTGTTGGTCGTGCGGGCCGAGGGTGTGCGCCAGATGACGGAGCTGTTCCGCCGGTGCTTCGGCGACGACCTCGTCGCGAACGAGACTGGCGAGGGCAAGTCCTACGTCATCATGACCTACACGAAGGCGTCGAAGCGCGACCTCAGTCCCTACCTTCTGGTCATTGCTGATGAGGTTCATCGGGTCGGCGCCAAGACCTACTGCGGCGCGCTCGCGACCGCGGAGAACGCCTACCACCGCTACGGCCTGTCGGGCACGCCCGGCGGTCGTGAGGACGGCAAGGACCTCTATTTCATCGGGGCGACCGGGCCGGTGATCTACCGGATGCCGCAGGATGCGTTGATTAAGCGTGGATTCTCCGCACGTGCTGCGGCGATTATGCTCCATATCCCGGGCGACATCCATCCGGCGGTCGAGGAGGATATCGCAGCACTGGTTCTGCTGCAGCAGTCCGGCAAACTGTCCCGGGGTAATCAGTTCAAGCTCCGGAAGCTCCGGGCGCAGCTTTGGCGGGACGTCGAGGCCGAGGGGATTCTCGAGAATGAGGTCCGCAATATCGCGATCGTGGACGCGGCGACCCAGGCGCAGCAGTGTGGGCGCCAGGTATTGATCCTGGTGAAGCGGATTGATCACGGGCGCCGGCTACGCGAGTTGTTTGCGTTCATCGGGTATGAGGTTCCGTTCGCCCACGGCAACTCGAAGGGGCGCGACAAGATCTACACGGGGCTCCAGTCAGGCGAGCACCGGATCGTGATCGGGTCCGGAATCTACGATGATTCGATAGATGTACCCAATATCGAGGTGCTGATCAATGCGGCCGGCGGCAAGTCGTTGAACGCCACTAAGCAGAAGCTTGGGCGCGGTCTTCGGAATCCCGGCGACAAGAGTCTTCTGGTGATCGACTTCATGGACACCGGGCACAAGATTCTCAAGAAGCATTCGAGGGCGCGGAAGCGCGCGTACCAGCAGGAGGGGGTGAGTGTGCGGAAAGCGGAGAGCCTCTCGGAGGAGGAGCTCGCCGCGTAGCGAAAGTTTCCGAGGAAACTTTTCGTTTCGGTGAGAAGTTCGTTGAAGGCTGACCCGGTTGTCCCGCACACTGCCAGGTCTTACAGGAGGGGGAACTCCATTGGCGCTAGCTGAACCGTTTGACACCTCGCTCGACCCTGTCGATACGCAAGTGTTCTGGTCTGTCGTCGACACCTACACCCGTGCTCGCCGGGAAACGCAGCCCTATTACCGGCTCAAGGTGGAGATGCATCGTCACCCGAATCGGATTCACTTTGTCCGTGCGGCTGATCTCATCCGGGAGATTGGGGCGGATCCCCACGAGTACATCGCGGCGCAGTTTGTCGACACCGTCCCCTACCCCAATGGCCTGTACAGCAAGCGGGCCCAGCAGCGGTGGGTCGATTACCTCATTGGGCGCGACGCAGCCGGACGTGTCGCCGCGCAAGACCAACGGTTCCGGATGTACGGGGCCCACATGGGCGAGGGCACGACGGAATTTGACATCCTGCTGAACCCGGTATGCCAGTTCGACGCCTGGTACCGCATCTTTTGGTTCCTACAGTTGAACCTTGATGCTGGCCGGGACCTTGTGAGGGACGCGCGGAACGAGCTTCGCTCGGCGGCGTTTCGTCGGGCTATTCGGGATGCCGGATACGACCTCGATGCTATCGACAGTTACATCGAGGCTCACGCCTGATGGCGTTTAACGAGCTGTTTGAAAGGGACTTTCTGAGGATGATTTTACGTCGCGAGTATTTGGTTGAGTTCGCGGGTGTGATCGAGCCCGAGCTGTTTTCGTTTCCGGTGTACGCGAAGCTCTGGCTGATCATCCAGAAATTCTACTTCGAGCATAAGGAGCCACCCTCGGAGGCGACGCTCTTTGAGCTTTTGGAGAACGCGGTTGACGACAAGCTTTTTCGGGAGGATGAGGTCGACATTCTGGAGGAGTACATCCCGCCGGTTGTCAACATTGGGACTGATGAGGTTGTCAATTTTGAGTTTGTGCGGGAGCGGGTTTCGCGTTGGGCGCAGGAACGTCGGCTGCGCGCTCGAGTGTCAGAGGTGGTCCAGCGGGTTCAGGAGGGTAGCGCGGATGTTGACGAGGCCGTCCTCCTGATTCGAGGGGCCGCACTTTTGAAGCCGACTCCGCTCGATGAGGAGGATTTCATCATCACAATGGAGCGGCGGGTACAGGGTCTTGTGGACCGGCGTGAGGGGCTCTTCATCCCGACAGGCATCGAGCCACTCGACCGCGCTCTTGGGGGAGGGCTCATGCGCGGCTCTACTGGTTACATCATGGGCCCGCCGCACGGCGGGAAGTCAACCTTCTGCAGTCACTTCGCCGGTACCGCCACGATGATCCATCTGAATGTTGTGTACTGCTACAACGACGAATCCTCCGAGCTTTTAAGCGCGCGGTTGGTCGGTCATTACGGTGGGGTTAGCCGGAAGGATTTTCTCGCCGGGGGTGAAAGGGCGTTGGACAAGACCAGGGCGGCGTGCGCCAAGCTGGCTGAGGTTCGGGTAGGGAAACTCATTCTGAAGCACCTTCCGAATTACGCAAAGCCTTCGGATGTGTTTCGTACGGTGGAACGTGCGGTGGCGGGGGGCATGGCGGTCGATGTCATCGTTGTTGACCACATAGGCAAGATGCAGCCGGAAGCGGGGATGTCTAGGGACAGTTACCACCTGGACGTCAAGAATGTCTTCGGCGAGCTTTCTGACCTCGCGGGAGAGTACAACTGCGTGGTGCTTTGCGTCATGCATACGAATCGAAAGGGTCGAGGTAAGGCGCGGCTGGACGACGGCATGATGGGGCTGACGTATGAGCCGGCCAAGGACGCTGATTTCGGCCTGGGGGCTTTTCGCCTCACTGAGGACATTGCGCCGCCTGGCGCGGTTGGAGCCAAGAATTTTGGCCGCCTCCAGATCATAAAAGCTCGTGACACCGGAGCGGCAGGGATGTTGTTTCGGGCCGAGGTGGATTTCGAGAAGTGCCGGTACCTGAGGACCGAATTTCTCGGCACACAGGAAGGAGTTGCCAATGCTACGCAACCAGGAGCAGGTCGCTCGTTTGCATCACCTAATGGTGCAGCGGCATAACCGGCTCATGACCAAGCTGAAGTACAGCGTGAACATGTCGCCCCCGGCTGAGGAGGCACTGCGGCGTGGGGCCGAACGGGCCGCAGGTTTTATTCAGGCGCTCGAGTGGGTCCGGCACCCGGAGCACGGCGACCCGGAGTGGATGGGGATGTTGGACCGGTTGATTGACGCCTGACCATGTTCGGCAAGTACACCATTGAAGACATCGCGGTGCTCGGTGAATACCGAGTACAGGGCAAAGAGGTCGCGGTGCGGGTGTGTCCGGAGTGTGGCGATGGTCGCTATAAGTTCTGGGTCGACCCGAGCAAGGGCGTGGGGTACTGCTACCACTGTCACTACAGCCCTCGCCTGGAGCAGCTTCTTGGCGCGGCACGTCTGTCCGGTATCGGGCTGGTGCCGACGGTGAAGAAGGCTCCTGGCCCGACCCCGGTACCCGTGATGGTCCCGGCGGAGGAATTGCCAAGTGACTCCCTCGGGTGGGAGTTTATTGTGAGGCGTCGGCTCGATGTCGACGCGCTGATTCAGAATCGTGTGGGGTACTGCCCTACCGGTCGATACCGATACCGCCTGATCTTTCCGTTCTACTCGCGGGCTGGAGAGTACCGCGGGTTTCAGGGGAGGTGGGTACTGCCGCACTTGCCGGCAGGGGTCCCGAAGTGGATCACGGCTTCCGGCACCAAGAAGAGCCAGTTCCTTTGGAACTTTCATCAAGTGTTCGCACAGCAGCGCTGGTGCGTGTTGGTCGAGGGGATCTTCGATGCGTTGCGCATCCCGGACTGGGGTGTCGCGATGTTGGGGAAGACGACTTCCGCACAGCAGCGAGCACTACTGGAGTACTTCGACTACATCTTCGTCATGTTGGACGCGGATGCGACTGAGGACGCCAAGTTACTCGCGAGGACTCTCGTGAGTAACGCGGTGTTTCGGGTTGCCGTCGTGCAGCTCGAGGAAGGAGACCCGGATTCTAATGATCCGAAACATTTGGCAGCGCTTTTGCGCGCGGCAAGTCCTGCGGGTTTTGAAGAAACCGCAGGAAGTGAAGTTCTTTGCGGTTGAGGACGGGCGTACCTATGAGTTGATGCTTGACGACTCGGGCCGAGCGTTAGTGACCACCCAGGACATCTTGCTGGGTCCTGGCATGACGGCGCAGGTTGAGGCGCCCTACACGTTTCTTCCGCCGGAGGACCATCTCCTCCTGACGTCTCCCGGGTACCGCATTCCAACTGTGCGGGTTGCCCCCGGCATCATTCGGGAGCAGCGCCAGGGTCCGTTCTGGCTAGTCAATTCCGGCGAGTCCGCGGTCGCGATTCCCGCTGGTACACAGGTCGTTTTGTTCAGTCTGTCACGAGACGTCTGGTTCGACACGACCGAGGTGACGCTCTGATGTTCCTCCGGGAGATGTGTGCCGATTGTCTGACCTGCTTCAACCTCAAGATCATGTTCGACCTTCGGGACCTGGAGCTCGATTCACAAGAGCGGATTCTCTCTACTCGCATCTGCACCGTCCTCAAACGTGACCGGATTATCCACATCCGATGCGCCAAGAACATGATCCTCGACAACGACGGGCTTCCGAAGGACTTCAAGTCACCTGCGGCCATCCGGGGCTGTGTTGACCGGACCCAGGTCACGTGTGTCGCGCATGACGAGGACACAGATGAGTGATGACCTTTTTTGTAGTGCCTGCTCTTTATGCCGGGGGGATGACGGGGAGATTCGGCCCTTCGTCCAAGGTGTCGGCCCAGTTGGTGCGCGCGTGGTTGTGGTGGGGGATAAGCCGGACGACCGGGACCAGTTGAACCTGACCTGCTTCTCTGGCACCACCGGTCAGATTCTCGGGATGGCGTCCGAGCAGTCCGGGTTCGACATCGAGAACGCCTACGTCACGTTGGCCGTGAAGCACAAGCCGTCGGGCAAGAAGAAGCCGCTGAAGGTGCACAAGGATGTGTGTCAGAAGCTGCTTGAGGAAGAGATCGAGGTCGTGGATCCCGAGCTCATCGTGGCGCTCGGTGCCGTCGCCTGGAAGATGCTGACGACACATCCGTCGTCCGACAGGGCGCGTGGTTGCATCATGGAGTCTCGACCGGAGTTCGGGAACCGTCCTGTTCTCGCGACTCTCTCGCCCGGCACTTTCTTCCACAGCGGCGGCGAGTGGCCCGCCTTCGTGGCGGACCTGTCGAAGGCGCAGAGTTTTCTCGACGGGACCCTGACGGAGAAGGGCACGGAGCTCATCATCGCCCGGAGCGAGTACGAGGCTCTGGAGATCATCGCCCATCTCAGCCAGCAAGACGTGGTGGCGTACGACCTCGAGACCACGGGCGACTTCGTTGATGGCAAGATCATCTGCTTTTCCTTCTCAGACGAGCCCGGATGGGGCTACGTGATCCCGATGCACAGCTGCGGGATGGTGCCGGTCCTGGAGGAGAACAAGCGGGTCGACGCGGCGCTTCGGGAGCTGTTTTTGGAGTCGGGCGTGCGGTGGGTTGACCACTTCGGTGCCCACGACTGGAAGTACCTGATGCGTCGCTGGGACATCCCCGGCCCGGTCAACCGGCTCGCCTGCACGGGACTCATGCAGCACACCGTCGACGAAAACCTCCGGTTGGGTCTCGGGTATCTGGCCTCGCTCCACACCACGATGCCACCTTGGAAGACTAAGTTTGAGGTGGAGAAGAAGAAGCTGACGGGCGGTAGGGATTGCTCGTACGGGGATCTGCCCGATGCTCTGCTGCAGCCCTACGCTGGCGAGGATGCCGACGGGACGCTTCGTCTGTACCGGCATTACGTGCCGGATCTGGAACGGCAAGGGCTTTGGAACTTCTTCACTGATCACGTGATGCCGACTGCGGATGTGTTCATCCAGATGGAGAACGCTGGCATGCCGATCGTCCGGGAGGCGATTCAGCGCCAGGACGTGGAGATGAACCTCCATCTGCAGAGGCTGAACGCTCAGATCCAAGAGGCGGTCGGACAGGAGTTCAATCCGCGCTCGCCCCAGCAGCTCGCAAGGGTGCTGTTCGAGGACATTGGGCTCACGCCGCTCAAGCGGACCGATTCCGGAGAGGCTTGGTCCACGGACGATGAGACGCTTTCGGCGCTGGAGGGGAAACATCCCGTGGTCGCGTTGATGCAGGACTACCGGACCGGCGAGACGGTGCGGAAGATGTACCTCGGGGACGGCCCCAAGGGAATTCAGCGCAACATCGCCTCGGATGGCAAGGTCCACAGTGATCTCTATCTGACCGGCACTCGGACCGGGCGAGCCGCATCGGCCCGACCGAACCTGATGAACCTCCCGAAGCGGGGCGGGATTCGGGAGGTGTTCGAGGCGCCGGAGGGGTGGAAGCTCCTGTCGGCTGACTTCTCCCAGGCGGAGGTTCGGTATGCCGCCTACGCTGCCGGCGAGCAGGCGATGATTGATGCGTTCGAGAACGACATTGATATCCACATCAAGACGGCCGCCCAGATGTACCGGATTCCGGTCGAGGAGGCCACGGACGAACAGCGCGATAGAGCCAAAGTGCTTAACTTTGGCATCTTCTACGGGATGGGTGTCAGCACGCTCGCCAAGAAGATTGGGTGCGAGGAGAGTGCCGCGGAGGGGCTGTTGCGGGACTACTGCAACGGCTATCCGGACCTGATGGCGTGGCTGCAGTTGCAGGTCGATACTGCGATCGAGACCGGGCAGGTCAAGAACGTGTTCGGCCGCATCCGCCACCTACCGCCGGCGTTCACCAACTCGGCCCGGTCCCACATTGAGCGCGAGGCCAAGAATTCTCCTGTGCAGGGCGGCGTCGCGGACGCGCTCTGGAAGGCACTCGTGCGGATCGCTCGCCGGTTGTTAGCCGGCGGGTACCGAGCCCACATCGTGCTGACTGTGCACGATGAAGTGTTGCTCCTGTGTCCGGATGAAGAGATTGAAGAGGTTTCCCAAATCGTCAAGGAGGAGATGGAGCGGCCGTTGCCGGTACTGAACTGTGTGCTCCCAACCGATATCGAGGTGCATCAGCGATGGCAGAGCGAGAAGGATTAGTGGCCCCGGCCCGCCGTCCGGTCGAGGAGACAATGAATATCGTCGACTGGGGGAAGTTCGAGGTTGAGTTGTTCGACATCGACTCCGAGAACATCGGGGAGGAGCTGCAGAAGCAGCCGGCGCTTTTGGCGTTCTGGTCCGTACGACTCGCGGATGCCGAGACGTTGCTGCAGGAATCGAAGTATGCCTTGGAACAGGCCGAAGCTGTCGCATGGGTGCGGGTGAAGGCCAAGTTGCGAAGGGAGGAGCTGGACGAACAGAGGGGCCGTGTGACCGAAGCGGACGTGAAGGCCGAAGTGGCCCAGGATCCCGAGGTCCGTAGTGCCCAGGAAGCCCTAATGCAGGACGAGTATCGCCAGCGCCAGTATCGAGCTGTGGTTCGTGCTCTCGACCAGAAGGGAATCATGATGTGTTCCCGGATCAAGCTGTTGATCGCCGAGCTCGAAGCCACGATGCAGAAGCGTCGGTTGAGTAACGTACAACCCAAACAACACTGACTGAGGGGAAGGAACCCAGTATGGCTTATTTCAAGTCTGACATGGACGGGCTCGCCAAGGAGCGCGAGTTTCTCGATGACCGCATGAAGCGGGCGCCGTATCCGCGGATCAAGTTGGAGATCGGCTTCACCACCGTACGGATCCTGCCGGCCTACGACGAGTCGGGCCGGTGGTACTACCGTTACGGGATGCACTTCGGGCTGCCGATCGACAACGTTCGGAAGACCTGGCCGTGCATCGCGGCGACCGACGTGCCCGAGACCTGCATGTTCTGTGAGTGCTCGGCCGACTACCGTAACAAGGCTCCGGAGCTCTACAGCCAGTTCAAGGCCAAGACTCGCACGCTCTTCAACGCGTACGTGGTCGGCGACGAGGCTGCCGGGTGCAAGGTGCTGGAGTGCGGCCCGTCGATCTCGCGCGACATCATCGATCTCGCGGAGCGTGAGAGCGATCCGACGGACCCGGAAGACGGGTTCGCTTTCATCATCGAGAAGCGTTCGACCGGACCCAATGCTCGTGACATCGAGTACAAGGTCTCGGCCGAGCGCAAAAACACGCCCATCCCGGAGGCCGCGTGGGACACGCTGGACAACCTCCACCCGCTCGCCGAGCTGATCGAGTACCCCACGTACGAGGAGCAGCTCGCGATCCTGGAGGGCAACGCCGAGGCGCAGGTTCCGGATGACCGCCAGTTGGTGGAGGCACCGGAGACTCGTCAGATCCGTGGTGCCGCCGACGAGGCGCCTCCGGCCCGCGAGGAAGCTTCGGCGGAGACCAAGGAGTCCGTCGAGGATACCCGCAAGCGGCTGCGCGAGCGGCTGCGCGGTTCCCGGAGCTAACCATGGCGAAGCGCCAAGCAGCACGGGCGCTTCTCGATTGTCTCATCCAGGCCGGTACCAAGAAGTACGGGACAGAGCGAGTCGGTCTTCTGTCGGACCGACTCGCCCCCGGCTTCCTGTCTAGTCAGATCCTGACGCTGGATGACCTGATCGGGAAACCCGGTATACCGATGGGCCGCATCACCGAACTGGTGGGCGGCTACTCGACTGCCAAGTCCATGGTGGGGAACCATCTTCTCGTCGAGGCTCAGCGGCAAGGCGGTATGGCGATCCTGCTCGACACCGAGCGTGCGTACGATGCGGCTTGGTTCGAGGCCTTCGGCGGCGACGTTGAAAATCTGGTCGATTATAACCCCGAGACGATCGAGGAGTGTTTCGAGATGATCGACGATGTCACGAAGGCGTTGATCGATTTCGACAAGCCTTCCGTGATTGTCATCGATTCTGTGTCGGCTCTCCAGACCGCACGTGAGCGCGACGAAGGAGTGAAAACGCCTGGCGAGCACGCTCGCATCTTGGCGCAGGAGTTTCGCCGCCTGATGGGGCGGATCTCCAGGATGCCTGTCGCGCTCGTTCTCATGTCGCAGAAGAAGGACACGATCGGACAGTTCGGTGGCGCCTTCGGAACCATTGGTGGCCACGCCATCGAATTTCACGCGGCTGTCCGGCTGGACATGCGCCGTATCGGCTTCATCAGGACCGGCAAGGACAAGACCCCCATCGGGTTCAATGTCCAGATCACCCTTGCGAAGTCGAAGGTCGGCGGAAGTCGTCCGTTCCAGAAGATCGTGGTGCCGTTCTTCTTCGACCGTGGTGCGGACAAGCTGCAATGCGCTCTACCGCTAGCCCTGCAGTACGGGATGGTCGAGCGGGCCAGCAAGGGGCGTGTCAAGTTCCCTGGCGCCGAGAAGTCGTTCTACGACACCAAGTTCGCGGAGCACTTCACGGACGAGATGTATGAGGAACTACGGGCTCGTGTCTTCGACCCGGAGGGCGCGGATGATTCGAGCGGGTAAGCGCTACGCGCAGTCCCGGCGTAGCGAGGACATCACGCAGGTGTTCCGTCGGTTGGGTCTCAGCACTCAGCCGGGGGAGCTCAAGCTCTATCTGGCTGTACTGAAGCGCGCGGTCAATGACTTGGACCATCCGAAGGCGAAGGTTCGCGCGGATGCCGAGTCTTTTTTGTTCAATCCCGAGGACCTCGGGCTGGAAAACATTTGCGAGATGCTCGACCTCCGGGTCGGGTATGCCCGCAACCTGATCCGGCTCCAGGTCGCTCGAGCGAAGAAGGAGGAAGCAGCATGACTACTCAGGATGTTGATGACGTGCTGATGGGGAGTCGGGTTGTTCGTTGGACGATTGCCGGGGTGGTGGCTGTGTCGTTGTTTATCAGTTCTGTGGTCAATATTCGGCAGTCCGATCAGCTCGCGACGCTCACGGAAGAGCTGGCAGCTGTACGCCAGCAGGCTGCAGCAACTCAGGCGGCCGTGAAGGTGGATCAGCAGTACCTCGCGGTGGTTGACGTTCTGGTGGCCAAGGCATCGGACCACTTGACGCTCCAGCAGATCCCCGAGATCGCCTCCATGGTGGTTGAGCTCGCAACTCTCTACAGGGCCGACGGGCTCACCTCGAGTCTCGTGCTGGCCGTGATGGAGCGAGAGTCGAACTTCCGCCCGGACGCGGTGAGCGGTCGGGGAGCTGTTGGGATCATGCAGGTGATTCATGAAACCGCGGAACCCCACCTGGTGGCGCTCGGTGAGACCTGGAGCGTCGAGCTGATGCAGCGGCCGGATGTGAACATCGGGGTTGGGGTGATGGAGTTGATGCGACTCCACAGGATCTACATGGCAGAGGGGTTGGAGGGCCGCGACGAGTGGCACCTCACCCTCACGAGCTATTTCTGGGGCCCAACCAACACCCGGCGGCTACTCGAGTCGAAGGGCGAAAAGATCCGGGTCCCGAGCCTGGAGTACAGCGTCGGCGTGCGCGGGCTCCAGAACGACATCAGGAACAGGGGGGTGGAGTGATGGCTTATACGCACAGGGCGCCTCCGTCGCTGGACGGGAAGCACGTTCTTGTGACCGGGGGCGGGGGCTTCATCGGCTCGCGATTGGTTGAGCTCCTTCTTGCTCGCCGCTCCCCCGCGTCACTGACGGTGGTCGACAAGTTCACTTACGCCGGCGACAGGGAGAACCTTAGTGACGTGCGGGATCAGATCATCCTGAAGGAACTGGATGTGTGCGACGAGGCCATCGGCTTCAGCGTGAAGCGACCCGATGTGATCTTTCACCTCGCGGCCGAGACCCATGTGGACCGCTCCATCGAGAATGGTCTCCCGTTCGCCCAGGTGGATTTCTACGGGACCGCGGTCATGCTCGAGTGGGCCCGCCAGTGGGGTTCACGGTTCGTCTTTGTGTCGACCGACGAGGTCTACGGCGACATGCAGACGCGCGCGATAGATGTCGCTACGGAGGACACCGCGCTGGCCCCGACCAACCCGTACAGCGCCGCAAAGGCGGGCGCGGACTTCTTGGTTCAGGCGTACCACCGAACCCATGGTCTGGACACGGTAATCCTACGCCCGGCAAACCAGTACGGGCCGCGGCAGTACCCGGAGAAGCTGTTCCCCCGCTTCGTGTATCTCGCGATGTCGGGACAGAACCTCACCGTGCACGGTGACGGATCTCAGCTCCGCGAGTTCACCCACGTGAGCGACGGGGCCATGGGGATCCTGCTTGCCGGCGAGCGAGGTGCCAGCGGATCCATTTTCAACATTGCATCCGAGGAGTACATGACCGTCAGTGAAGTTGCGTTGGCGGTCCTGCACCACTTCGGGTTGGAGGAGACCAAGATCACCTACGTCGAGGACCGGCCGGGCGGTGACGCGCGTTACAGCATTTCTTCGGAGCGCGCTCGGATGGAACTGGCGTGGGCGCCGAGGATCCCCCTCGATCGTGGTGTGTCTCACACGATCGGTTACTACGCCGGCAAGTGGACCGGAGAATTACCCGAGGTGGCGGCATGAGTCTGGTCGGAGAGTGCCTGCCGGGAGTGAAGCTGCAACCCGTGAAAAGGAACGCTGACGACCGGGGGTTTCTAACCGAGATCCTTCGGGCGGATGATCGTGACTTTCGTCAGTTCGGGCAAGCCTACATCACCCATTGTCATTTTGGTGCTGTGAAGGCCTGGCACGAGCACGCAATCCAGACCGACTGCTTCTTTTGCGTGCAGGGCACGATGAAGGTCGGACTTGTCGATCTGCGGCGCGGTCTCGCCGAGAACTCGTATATGAGTTGGGCCTACGCCATCTTGGGCGAAAAGGGTTCGGACGCACGGCTCTGGATCCCGCCCGGAGTCGCCCACGGTTTCACACCGTTGTCACGCGACGGGGCCACGATCCTCAACCTGCCGTCGCACCCGTACGACCGGGAGAATCCCGATGAGCTTCGCCACCAGTGGGACGAGTTCACGGGGCCGGAGTTCTGGGAGACGGAGAACCGATGACACGATTCGACGAGTTTGAGGAGCGCTTCCACGCGATGTCGGACCCGACATGTCGTGTGGAGGGGGACCACGGGATGCCGAATGTTGTCGACGAGGCGTTCGCCGAATTCCAGGTGGATCTCCTGACGATGCTGGAGAACGGCGAAGTGGGCGCGCTCCACATCACCGCGATGGGGATGGCGCTGGCGGTGAAGGGGTTGACCGCGATGGAATTCTGCCCGGCCTGTGAGATCGGCCACTGGGTGGACAACATTCACGAATCTGTTGGGTGCGCAAACGAGCAATAGCCTACCGACTGAGGGGAAGGAGCGAGGCAGATGGACAAGAAAGAGCTGCAACGAAAGATGGGGAAGCGGAACCGGACCGCCGGCAAGGGGTTCGAGCGCCGCACCGCCAAGAAGATCGCGTTCACGTTTGGCTGGGGCTGGCAAAAGTTCGCCGACCGTGCCGGTTCCGGCCACAAGCAGTCACACGACGCCGTACCGCACGCTCCCTACAGCGATACGTTTCCCTACTGGTGGGAGTGCAAGTACCGTCAGGGCTGGTCGCTCCGGAGCCTGTTCAGGGACCCGAAGAAGTCGATCATCTACCAGTGGTTCATCGAGGCGCGGGACGATGCCCCGATTGACCTCAACCCACTGCTCGTGTTCTCGATGCCGCACCAGCAGGTGTTCTGCATGACGGACCAGGACGGGTTCGACTTCCTCTCTGACTTTTTCGATCTGCCCGCCCATCTGGTGTTCGTGGTCGACGACGAGGCCTATTTCGTCTGTCTGCTTGACGACTTTCTGGGGTCCATCGGATGACCGATATGGGCACGCAGTTGTCACGGCACTCCAACTACTACGTCTATCTGTCGGGTCCTATGACGGGCCTCCCGGAGCTCAACTTCCCCGCGTTCCGCGCTGCCTCGAAGGACATCAAGGCCCACGGTTGGAAAGTTTTCAGCCCCGCTGAAACTGACGGCGGTGACACCTCGAAGTCCCGCCCGCACTACATGCGGCAGGATGTCGGGGCGCTTCTGGAAGTCGACGCGGTGGTGGTGTTGCCGGGTTGGCAGAATTCCGCAGGAGCACGCCTCGAGGTGGCGATTGCTCGCGAGCTGGGATTGGAGTTGATAACGTACCCCACTATGGGGCCGCTTCTGGAGGTCGACGAGGAGCCGGATGTGGCGCCGACCCGGGCGTCCATCTTCCCGGAGGCTGCGGAAGTCCGCAAGCAGCGGCCCGTGGCCAGCGGCGTGCTCGACTATTTCCCCGACGCGTTCGTCGAGATCGCACATGTCTCGTGGGTCGGTAACGAACAGCACAACCCGGGTGAGCACCTGCACTGGGCTCGAGGCAAGAGCAGTGACGAGGGCGACGCGCTGATCCGCCATTTTCTGCAGCGTGGGGGGATCGACACCGACGGGACGCGGCACTCGGCCAAGATGGCCTGGCGGGCGCTGGCACTGCTGCAGAAGGAGGTAGAACTCGACCGCGAATCCGCGTGAGAGTTTGATTGCCATGAGGGCACTTGCCTCTCCAGTATTGGGGGTGCGAAGTACACGCTCATTTTTTTCAAGGGGTGATGTTTGGTGGCCGGTAGGAAGAAGGATACTGAGAAGCGCACCCGATGCCTGGAGCTTTATAAGAAGCTCGGCAACCTCACGTTGGTCGCGAAGGAACTGGGTGTTGATCGATCGCAGCTCGGCCGATGGGCCAAAGAGGAGGGCTGGGACCGCCACCTCGCTGTGCTGAAGGACGAAGTGTCCCGGAAGTTGAAGCTTGGTGCACTCCAGCAGGCGGTCGATGTAGACGTCCATTCGGACGAGCTCGTCGACAACATGAAGCGCTTTCGCTTTCTGGTCACGAAGGCCATGGAGGATTTCGTAGACCAGGAGATGGAGTTCACCCAGATTGAGCAGGTGATGAAGATCTTGGCGCTGTGGGACGACAAGCTTCGCCTCCACCTCGGCGAGCCCACCGCGAATATCCGTACGGATCACAATATCGTCCTGCACGGTCTGCCGGCCAACCGGAAGATCGCCATCACGACGCTGCTCGAGATTGCCCAGTCCTCCCCTCATTACGAGCAGGGCGGGCCTGTCATCGACGTCACCCCTGAACCAGAGGCTCTCCCGCCCGGGGAGGAGTAGCGCGCGTGTGCGAGGTGGGCCAGGAGGGGGAACCACGGATCATCACGCCCTGGGCGCCCCAGGTTGAGCTCCCGAATCTCGGGGCTCTGGAGGACGCGGAAGTTGAGCTGGTCCAGCAGGGGCTTCAGCAGGAGCTGATTGTGCTTGCTCGCAAGGATCCGAACGTCTTCGTCGCGCTCCATTTTATGCGGGCCCAGCACCCGATGCACATCGAGTGGCAGGACCTGCTGAGCGAGCACTCACGCATCCTGATAGCGGCTCCACGTGGGTGTGGCAAGTCAACCCAGATCTCGGTGCTGCGGTGCCTGTGGGAGATCGGTAACAGCCTGGCGATCCGCATCAAGGAGGTGTCGGTCAGTCAGACGCGGGCGAAGAAGAACCTGCAGGAGATTGGCCGCCACATCGTCGAGTGCCCGTCCGGCGTCTGCCAGGCCGTGTTTCCCGATATGCAGCCTGACCCCGATAAGGCCTGGTCGAGCGAGCAGATCAATGTCCTGCGCCCCAAGGGTACGCTCGACAGTCGTGACTCGACCGTCGAGGCCTGGGGCGTGACGAGCTCGCCGGAGGGCGGGCGTGCTGACATCATCCTGTACGACGACATCACGTCACTCCAGACCTCTGTCGTGGAGGAGCGCAGCCGCGACAACATCACGAATGCGTTTGAGGGTACCTGGGCAGACGTCAAGTCCGGCCCGCAGGCTCGCTTCTGGTACATCTGTACGCTCTGGCACGAGGATGACTGCTCAATGCGGGTCATCAAGAACCCCGCGTGGCAGCACCGCGTCTACGGTGTCGCGGACGACTTCAACTCTATCGAGTCCTGGCACGGCTCCTCGTTTGATCTGCCGATTCCCGGCGGTCAGGATTGGACCAAAGAGGCGTACGAGGCGGAGTGCCAGGAGCGCGGTGTCTTTGTCTTCAACCGTTCGCACCGTAACCGTCCCATGGATGAGTCGGTCCGGCTGTTCCGTAGGGAGTTCTTCTACGGCGACGACAATTCCGACGGCTCGATCGTGTACGGCATCTCTCCCGACGACCCCGAGTTCGCCGAGTACACCCGTTACACCGGAGTGGATCTCGGGATTGGGCTCAAGAAGACCAACTGCCCCAGCGTCATCTTCACTGTGGCGGTCGCCGACGGGACGGGGAGCCTCCCGAAGGGCACCCGGATCCCGATCGACATTCGGCGCGGCCACTGGACCTCTCCCAATACAGCTCGACAGCTCATTGACGTCTACGAGACCTACCATCCGAACGCCGTCATGGTGGAGAACAACTACTACCAGCAGGCGTTGATCGACTGGATGGAGGACATGGATGGGGTCAACCTTCCGCTCGAGGCTCACCGGACCGGTAGCCAGAAGATGGACCTCAACGAGGGCATCCCGTTGCTGGCGGCCGAGTTCCAGCGGGGCAACTGGGTCATCCCGATGAAGTTTCGGCATCCCGACGGGTGCGTGTGCCCCTGGTGCGTATGGCTCTACGAGATGGTCAACTGGTACCCCGGGTCCAAGAAGACCGACACCGTCATGGCTCTTTGGATTGCCCAGCGGGCGATCAAGTTTCGGGCGCGCCAGGCCGGTGGGTTTGGGATCTGGAACTTCGGTTAGAGTTTGATTTACAACGTCTCCCCTACCCTCTCATACTGTGGATTCAGGTGTGGAACCCATATAAGGAGAGGTGAAGGCGTTGTCGGTACCGATCAGGGGAGCAGGAGAAACCGTCAGTCTCGAGGAGGCCCGCCGGCTCGTTGACAGTGGGCAGGCGCGGGTCACCCGGGCCGCGAATCCACAGTTGGTGCCGGTGACCCCAGCTGGGGTCACCAGCCGTGGCTGGCGTGATGACCACGTAGGGGGCGGGTTTGGTTCGGTCTTCATGCCCGACAGCACGACCGGGTGGGACCATAGGCTTTCGCGAAAGGATCTGCGTGAGACCTATATGAAGTCAGCCGCGGTTCGGCCATGCGTCGATTTCATTGTTCGCGCTCTCTCGACCTGCCCATGGCGCATCATCGCGGAGCCCGGCGTGCCGAAGCGCGACTTCAATCGCGCCGTCGATCTCTTTACCCGTCCGGCGCCGGGTCATTCCTTCCGGGGAGTCCGGGCCCAGTACCTCAACGATCTGCTGGTCATGGACGGTGCCGTGATCGAGAAGGTATTTACTCGGGGCGGCGACCTGGTCGAGTTCATCCCGCGGGATTTCGCCAGGTTCGCGGTCAAGTGGGACTACAACGGAATTATCGAGGAGTTCGTTCAGGTTGTGAAGCTCAGCGACAAGAGTGAGAAGAAGGTCAGGTTTACCCCGGACCAGATTTCCTACTCGGTACTGTACCCGCGCACCAACAGTCCTTACGGGACCCCGATCATCGAAACGATTACACAGGAGGTCGCAGCTCTCATACTGGCAAGCGTGGATATCGCGGCCTTCTTCAATGATAACGAGATTCCACAGGGCATCTTGGCGCTTGGGGATGTCGGCGAAGAAGGGTACTTACGGGCCAAGGAAGAGTTCACTGCGAACAAGGGCGGTAAGAACAACACGAAGATGTACGCGACCTACGGCCCCGGCGAACCCCCGAAGTGGGTCCCGTTCCGCCGGCCGTACCGCGAGCAGGAGATCGCGCTGATCGTGCCCCGGATTGAGAAGATAATTTTTAGAAATTTCGGCGTAACTCCGCTGGACATGGGACAATCTGCAGATGTTAACAGAAGTTGCTATAGTGCCGACACAGAGACGTTGACGCAGCGTGGGTGGAAGACGCTTCCGGATCTTCGGGATGATGATTGTGTCGCTACGTTCAACCCGGAGACCCGTCAGATTGAGTACCGATGTTCTGCAGATGGCGTTTACCGTGCTCCCTACAGAGGCGAAATGGTCCATTTCCACAGCCTGCAGGTGGACGTAATGGTCACGCCTGACCACCGGATGTGGGCGCGTGACTTCTCGAACAGCAAGTTGGGAGACGGTCGCCATCCTTACAAGACCTATCGGGCCCACGAGTTGGAGATAGCGAATACTCGGTGGGCATTTCGCGGTGCGGTTGAACACAGGGGGGACCGCAAGGAGGGTTTCGTTCTCCCGGGCTGCACTGTTGGTGGGGGGCCTAACGGCGACTACCCTGATCGCGGGATTCCCATGGATTTGTTTATGGAGTTTTTGGGGTATTGGCTCTCTGAGGGGCATGCCAAGCGCTACGGGAAGGGTACTTGGAAGATCAATCTGTGTCAGTCTGAAGCGTCCCCAGTGGTTGAGCGTATGCAGTATGTGGTGGACCAGATGCCGGTAGCTTTTGACCGCCGAACCAGCGCGGACAACACACGCCGCTGGCAGGTGGCTGACAAGGCATTGTGCTCGTGGCTCATCGAACACTGCGGCCAAGGGGCCGGAGAAAAGAGGCTACCTGAGTTTATTTGGGGTCTGTCCAGGGACCAGTTAGAGATTCTCTACAATGCGCTTATTGCAGGGGACGGCAGTCGAGATCCTCGCCCGAACCGGAAGGCAGCTTGCTACTACTCCAAGTCGAAGCAGCTTGCTGACGGGGTTCAGCTTCTTGCTATTAGTCTTGGGTACCGTGCCCATATAAGTGTTGTGCATCAGCGGAACGGTTATGACCCAGTTTACCGGGTGAGTATTGTCGAAGGGTGCTTTGAGGCTTCGGTTCGGGCAAACACCAATGTAGACCGTGTCGAGTATGACGGCGAGGTCTACTGTTTCTCGGTTCCTCCGAACCAACTGTTCTTGACCCGTCGGAACGGAAGGATTGCCATTCAGGGCAACACCGCGGAGGCGTACAAGGAGCTGCGGGTCTTCAACCTCTTCAAGCCCCTGATGGACCTGATGGCGGAGAAGTTCACGTTTGACCTCCTCCACGAGATCCATCCCGGGCTGTTCCTCGAGCTTGTGCACACGGCTCAGATCGGGGATGAGTCTACCGCGGTCGACACCGACATCCCCGGTGAGGGCGAGGGCGCCAGCATGACTTCCTCTGGCCAGGTGCCACGTGGTTATCGCGCGACTCCGTTCTTCGGTCTTTCT